TACAGCTAACTTTGTTTGTCATAGAACAAATAAAACTAAAACTGAATTAGTAGAAATGGGATATGATAAAGATCTAGTAGATTCTTTACCAACTGGTGATCCTGATTATTTTACAGAAGATAAATTTATTAGACATCAAAACATAGACTTTTCACATGGAGAAGCTGATGGTGATAAATCTACACAAGATGTATTACTTCATGAATGTTATGTAAGAATGGATCTTAATGATGATGGTAAATCAGAACTTGTTAAGATTTGTGTAGCTGGTGATTCTAAAAAATTATTAAGTATAGAAGAAATGGATACAATGCCATTTATATCTATGACACCAGTTATCATGCCTCACAGATTTCATGGTAGATCTATTGCAGAATTAGTAGAAGATATACAATTAATTAAATCTACTGTTATGAGACAAATGTTAGATAATATGTATCTAACTAATAATAACAGAGTTGCAGTACAAGATGGTCAAGTAGCTATGGATGATTTATTAACTAATCGTCCTGGAGGAATAGTTAGAACTAAACAACCACCTGGTAATGTAATGATGCCTATACAAGCACAACCAATTACAGAACAAGCTAGTGGTATGTTAGCTTATTTAGATTCTGTAAAAGAAACTAGAACAGGTGTAAGTAGAACATCACAAGGTTTAAATGCAGATTCATTAAATCAAAAAACTGCAACTGGTATGAACCAAGTATTAACTCAATCTCAAATGAGAATGGAGTTGATTGCTAGAATATTTGCAGAAACAGGTGTTAGAGATCTAGCACTTAAAATGTTTGAGTTGGTATGTAAATATCAACAAAAAGAAAAGATTGTAAGAATCAGAGGTAAGTATATACCTATGAGACCTTACGAATGGAAAGACAGAATTAATGTAACTGTCCAAGTAGGATTAGGTTCAGGTTCAAAAGAACAACAACTAATCCTTGTTAATGCTATATTAGAAAGACAAATGCAGGCAATAAACCTTCAACAGAATGTTTATGGTCCAATGGTTAATTTAAGAAATATATACAACTCATTGAAAAAATTAGTTGAAAATGCAGGTCTAAATAGTATAGAACCTTTCTTTATGGATCCAGATCTGGGAGCATCACAGATGCCACAACTGCCTCCTAAACCACCAACTGAATTTGAAAAAGTTACATTAGCACAAGTTCAAGGTGAAAACCAAAGAGCACAGTTAAAAGCAGATACGGACATCAAATCTATTGAAGCTAAGATGAGACAATATCTATTAGATTTTGAACTTAGAATCAAAGAAATGGAACTTAAATATGGTTCTAAAATTGATGAAGAAGATATGAAACGTAGAAGTAAATTACAAGAACATAATGTAAAAACTACTGGCGATATCATGAAAGAAATAGTAAAAGGACAAAACCAATTCTTTAACAATGGACAAGGAAACACAAATCAGGCAGGGCAAGAGAGCAGAACAGCTTCTGAACGATCCCCTGCTAAAGACAGCATTTGAAGATCTTCTTGAAATATATAAACAAGAAATCTTTAATACAAAATTCACTGAGAGTGATAAACGTACATACCTTTGGGTAGCGTACAATCTTGTAGATAAAATAAGAGGTCATCTACAAAGTATCATGACAAGTGGAAAGCTATCTCAGGACGAGATAGATCAATTAAATAAAAGAAGTTAAGCTAACGCAACTTCAAATTCGTCAACCATGAAAGGAACGATATGGCAGAGCCACAAAACATTACAGGTGCAGCTGAAAAGATTTCAGGATTATTGAATCCAAAAGATCAACAAGAAACTGAAACAAAAACAGCAGAACCATCAGAGTCGCCTGAGACACAGGAAGCTCCAGAGAGTCAAGTTGAGACTGAAACAACTCCAAGTGAGATGACTACTGAAAATACTGAGGTAACAGAAGAAACACAAACAGAATCACAAGAACCGAATCTCCACCGATTAAAAGTCAATGGTCAAGAGATTGAGGTTAGCCTTGATGAACTGAAAGCTGGATATTCTAGAGACTCAGATTATAGACAAAAAACTCATTCTTTAAGTTTAGAGAAAAGAGATCTTGAAGCTCAAAAGAATAGTTTGCGTCAATCTTATGATACTCGTTTATCAGAACTTAACGATTTGATTGCGACTGCAGATGCTACAGTCAAATCACAACAAGGAAGTCAAGATCTTCAAAGGCTTTATGAAGATGACCCACAAGCTGCAGCCAAACTGGATTTCCAGTTAAGACAACAAAATACAGCTATAGAGGACATGAAACAAAAAGCCAAAGATGCTTATGCTAAGCAGTATGAAGATTTTCTTTCAACACAACGTGAGTTAGCAGCTCAGAAAATACCAGAGTACTCTGATCCCAAGAAAGCTGATCAATTTAAATATGCAATGCGTAATTCATTACGTTCGTATGGATTTAGTGATCAAGAAATTGGTAATCTTGCAGACCATAGATTTTTAATGGTTGCAAAGGATGCTATGGGTTATCAATCTTTAAAAGACAAAAGACCTATTGTTCAGAAGAAGATAGCCAAAGCTCCGAAAGTAGTAAAGTCTGGTGTAGCAAGTAGTAACGTTAGTTCAGGTAGAGAGCAAATAAGAAGTAAAATTGGCAAGGTTCGTAAGAGTGGAAACATACAAGATGCCCAATCTGCGATTCTTGACATTATTAATCTTAAATCTCAACAAAGGAAATAAACAATGGCACAACCAACAAACACGTTCGATACGTATGATAGTGTAGGTGAAAGAGAAGATCTTTCTGACGTTATCTATTCGATATCGCCAACAGACACGCCATTCATCAGCTCAGCAGCTAAAACAAAAGCTACTGCAGTTCTTCACGAATGGCAAACTGACTCATTAGCATCAGCATCAACATCAAATGCTGTTATTGAAGGTGATGAAGCAACTTTAGATGCAGTTACTGCAACTACTAGACTTTCAAATAGTTCTCAGATTATGGACAAAACTGTTGTAATCACAGGAACTCAGGAAGCTGTAGACAAAGCAGGTAGAGCATCTGAGATCGCATACCAAATCGCTAAAAGAGCTAAAGAGTTAAAAAGAGACATGGAAGCAACTATCACTGGTAATCAGGCAGAAGTTACAGGTAATGCATCAACTGCTAGAAAACTAGGATCTCTTGGAGCTTGGGTAGCAACTAATGATGATTTATCATCAGCTGGTTCTCCAGCATCAGGTGGAGCTGGTAACACAGCAAGAACTGATGGAACTCAAAGAGTTTTCACAGAAGCTTCTTTAAAATCTGTAATTAAATCAGTATGGAATGCTGGTGGTGATCCTTCCATGATTATGGTAGGACCATTCAACAAGCAAAAATTATCAGGCTTTACTGGTAACAGTACTAGATTTGATGCAGGTGCAGACGCTACATTATACACTTCTGTAGACGTTTACGCTTCAGACTTTGGTCAGTTACAAGTAGTACCTAACAGATTCTCTAGAGATAGAGATGCTTATGTACTAGACATGAACTACTGGGCAATAGCGTTTTTAAGAGACTTTACTATGCATGAATTATCAAAAACTGGTGATTCTGAGAAAAGACAATTATTAGTAGAAGCAACTCTTGAATCAAGAAATGAAGCTGCATCTGGAATGGTTGCAGACTTAACAACTTCATAATAAATATAACTGTTTAGGGGAGTAACCTAATATCTGCTCCCCTAGCAGATTCTAAACAATGAAGATCTGAGATAAGGTTAGGATCGGAACATTATAGGAATAAAATGAGAACATTAAACGACTATTTTATATATGGCGAAATCGCTGACGTATCAACAGCATCATCAACTTATGTTGCAGTACCTGATGGTGGAAAAGTAATTAAAATTATAACTGCATTACAGGGAGCTATCTCTGGTGGAGATGCAGCAATTAGTTTTGAAATTGGTGGAACTGCAATAACTGGTGGTGGAATCACAGTTGCTAACTCAGGTTCAGCAGCAGGTGATATTGATACAGCAGAGCCAACAGCAGCAAACCAAGTAGAAGAAGGTGGATCTATCGAAATGATTACAGATGGTGGTTCTACTGGAGCTAAAAAACTTGGTGTAACTTTTGTAATTAGAAGATAAGGAGTAACATGTCACACATTGCGATGAGACCTGTTACAACGCAAAAAGTTACTTCATCAGGATCTTCAGCTCAATCATCTGCATTTGGATCTAATATAGAGTATGTTAGAGTCGTACCAGATGCTGATTGTCATATAGAGTTTGGAGTTAATCCTACAGCAGCAAATACTAAAATATTTTTAGAAGCAAAATCATCAGAATACTTTAAAGTATCTGAAGGTGAAAAAGTTGCTGTCATAGGATCTGTAAATTTATACGTAACTGAATTGACAGAGTAATGGGAAAAGTTCGATCTGTAGAATACGATGGTGGAATAAAGACTAAGTATATCCAAGAGTCAGATGGTAAACTAACTATTAATAATCAACAAAACGTCAATCCTTTGTTGAAAAGAAATAAAGAGCTTTACAATCATGATGATGGATATTTGTCTAAAGCTAAAGAAATGAAAAGAGTAGCTAGTGTACCACCATTAGTACTACAGATCTGGGCAAAAGAATATAATGGTAGCAATAACTGGTTTGCATTACCAAAAGAAACACAAAGAAAAATAATGAGAACTAAACTTAATAGTAGTGAGTTTAGATATTTTAGAACAGCAGAAGGCAGTTTATAATGGCATTATCAACATATACAGAATTAAAAGCATCTATAGCAAACTTCTTAAATAGATCAGATCTTACAACTGAGATAGAAGATGACTTTATTAAATTAACAGAAGCTGACTTCAATGCTAAATTAAGAATTAGACAAATGGAACAGATTGATACTATCACAATAGATAGTGAAACAGAATCTGTACCTACAGGATTTATAGCAGTAAGATCATTTTATATTTTACAATCATCAACCAAGTATCCTTTAGAATATATCACACCACATAACTTGTTTGAAATTAAAGGTGGTTCTCGTACTGGTAGACCTAGAGCATACACAATAGAGAGTGATAATGAAGCAGAAACTTTTAGATTTGGTCCTGCCCCTGATACTAGCTATACTGGTTACTTATCATACTATAAAGCTATATCAGCTCTTAGTGATACTAATACATCAAATTACATCTTAGCAAATCACCCTGCTATATATTTATATGGATCTTTATATCATGCAGCAAACTTTCTTGGTGGAATAGATCAAACACAATTATCACAATGGTTACAAATGTATTCTACAGCTTTGGAAAGATGTGAGAATAACGACAGACAAGATTCATATGGAGGAGCACCTGTTCAACAAAGAACAGATGTACAAACAGATTTATCATTTTATAGGCAAAGATAATGCAAGTACCTTTTGGAGAATGGCTACCAGATCAACCTGAACATTTAAATCCAGGAGCAAACGTAGCTACTAACGTATATCATACAATAAATAGTTATAAGAGATTTCCATCTCTTGTAGCTTATAGTGCAAATAATATGGCAAAAGATTCTAGAGGTGCAGGATCTTTTAGAGATAATACTAATACTGTATACAATTTTACAGCATCTAACTCAGATATATTTCAATTATCATCAGGAACATTTACATCTAGAAAATCTAGTTTAACTGGTGGAGATACAGACTTTTTTACATTCACACAATTTGGACAATATGTAATAGCTAGTAATGGTGTAGATGCACCACAATATTACTTAATGGGTACATCAACTAACTTTGCTAATCTAAGTTCTATAGCTAGTGCAGGAACTGTACCAGTATTTAGAGTATCAGGAGTTGTTCGAGACTTTTTTGTTACAGGTAACCACACAAATAAAACTAACAGAATACAATGGTCAGGTATCAATGATGTTAGTACATGGTCAGGAAAACAATCAGACTTTCAAGATTTGCCTGGATCTGGTGGACAGGTAGTAGCAATAACCTCTGGTGAGGTAGGATATGTATTTAGGCAAAATCAAATAATTCGTATGGACTATGTTGGTGGAGCAGTTGTATTTAGACTATCAGTAATATCACCAAATAGAGGAGCTGTTTATGGTAGAACAGTATGTCAAGATAATAGAAATGTATTCTTTTATTCTGATGATGGTTTTTATCAATTAACAGGTGATTCTGTAACACCAATCGGTGCAGAAAAAATAAATAGATTTTTTGATCTTAATGTAAACAAAGCATTTACAGATAGAATATGTGCAGCTGTAGATCCATTTAATCAGTTAGCTATATGGTTGTACCCAAGCGTTAATAATACTTCAAACACAACTGGTATTTGTGATAGAATATTAATATACAATTATGCAACTAAGAAATGGACTCTTGGTGAAACAAATGCAAGTACAATCTTTTCTCAGTTTGTAGGAGCATATACAGTAGAATTAATGGATATTATATCTCAGAATCTAGAAAACATTAACGCAGCTCTAGATACAGACTTTTGGAGTGGTGGACAGTTATTTCTAGGAGCTATTGATAACGATTTTAAAGCAGCTATTTTTTCAGGAACTAATAATCAATGTGAAGTAGAAACATCTGAATTAGAACCTTTTCCTGGACAAAGAGCTAATGTAACTGGTGTTAGACCTATTGTAGATGCAGCTTCTACACTAACAGTTAAAACAAGAGAAAGAGTTGCAGATGATGAAACAGAATCATCATCAGTAACACAAAACGCTAGTGGTATGAATCCAGTACGTAAGTCTGGTAGATATATTAGAGCCAATGTTAAAGTTGCATCAGGCACTACATTTACACATGCACAAGGCGTAGACTTTCTAGCAACAAGAGCAGGTATAAGATGAGTGAGAAAACTAATATTGATAATGTAAGATATTCATTTGAAACACAAGAATTTTTTCAAAGACAACTTGAAGAAGCAGTAAACAGATTAATAAATAAAAACAATACAGAAAGCGATAAAGCTTTTGCTTGGTTTATGAATTAAGGAGAAATATGGCAGGAATAAAAGACTATAGTTCAACAGCAGCAAATAACAGTTCAGTAGGAGGAGTTAGTATTGCAGAAGGTATGTTACCTTCTAATATTAACAATGCCTTTAGAGCTTTTGCAGCTGATATAAGAGAGTTTTACAATGACTCTCAATGGGTTATATATGGTGATGGAGATGGATCATTTACAGCAGCATATGCTAGTGCTACATCTTTTACAATATCAGGATCTAACGTTACATCTTTTTATCATGCTGGAAGAAGAATTAAAGCAGTAGGATCATCTACTGGAACGATAGTTGGAACAATATCTAGCTCATCATTTTCAACCAATACAACAGTAAATGTTACTTGGGATAGTGGATCATTATCTAGTGAGTCTCTTACAATCTATGTTGGTGTACTTTCACAAACAAATGATTCTATACCTGAAGATGTTATTGATGCAGCCAATTTGAAATCTAGTTCTGTATCTACAGCTAAGATTGCAGCTGACGCTGTAACTGGAGCTAAGATTGCAGATGATGCTATTAATTCAGAACATTATACTGATGGTTCAATAGACACAGCTCATATTGCAGACTCCCAAGTTACTACTGCTAAAATCGCAGATACAGCAATTACTACAGCAAAAATCACAGATGCAAATGTTACAACTGCAAAGATTGCAGGAGATGCCATTACAAATGCCAAAATAGCTGATGATGCTATTGACAGTGAACACTATACAGATGGATCTATTGATACAGCTCACATAGCAGATTCACAAGTTACAACAGCAAAAATTGCAGATAGTGGTGTAACAACAGCCAAAATTAATGCTGATGCTGTTACAAATGCTAAGATAGCAGATGACAGTATAGACTCAGAACATTATGTTGATGGCAGTATTGATACTGCACATATAGCAGATGCCAATGTTACACTTGCTAAACTTGCTACAGGTTCAGTAAACTCAGCTAAGATTGTAGATGACTCTATTGTTAATGCTGACATTAATTCTAGTGCAGCAATTGCAGCTACAAAAATTCATGATGGTACAATATCTAATACAGAGTTTGGTTACTTAAATGGTGTAAGTTCAAATATCCAAACACAAATGGATACAAAAGCAACAACATCTTATGTTAATGACGCTGTTGCAGGACTAAGAACAAGAATTGTTGCTGAATGTGCTACTACAGCTAATGTAGATTTATCAGCAGATTTACAAAATGGTGATACTATTGATGGAGTAACTCTTGCTACTGGAGACAGAGTATTAGTTAAAGATCAATCAACAGGATCACAAAATGGTTTATACACAGTTGTAGCTAGTGGTACTGCAAGTAGAGATACAGAATATGATACTATTGCAGAGTTATCTGGTCAAATGGTTGTTATTAATCAAGGATCAACAAACGACAATAAAATATTTCTTTGCACAACAAACAATACAGCATCATTAGGATCTGACACTATTACATTCTCAGTTGTTACCCCTTCTAATACTGGAACAGTAACAAGCATAGGTATAGCTGATGCTGGTGCTGGAGAGTTTACAGTTGGTAGTACACCTGTTACATCTTCAGGAAATATTACACTTGCTATAAATTCTATAGCAGATTCAAAATTAGCAACTATTAGTACTGCAGGTAAAGTAGATATAGGTGCATTAGAAATAGATGGAGCAACAGATATTGGTGCTAATTTAGCTTCAACAGATTTAATTATAGTAGATGATGGTGCTAATGGAACAGAAAGAAAATGTGCTTTATCTAGAGTATCAACATTCATAGAGGGTGAAGGATTTTCAAAAGACGATCCAACAGCTCTAGCAATAGCGTTAGGCTAAACAGGAGGAAATAAATGGCAAATACTTTTAAAGTAAAAACAAATGCAGCAATGCCAGCAAGTGCTGGTACAGCTTTGACTTTGTATACAGTTCCTTCTTCAACAACAACTGTTGTTATAGGACTTACACTTTGTAATGTTCATACTACAGCAGTAACAGCTTCAGTTAAAATTGAATCAGATACTTCTGATACTGAAACTAATGAAAATGTAACTGTTGTAAAAGATGCAACTATTCCTGCTGGTAGCTCGTTAGAAGTGCTAACTGGTGGAAAATATGTATTACAAACAACAGACGTGTTGAAGGTAGATTGTTCTGTATCAGCAAAGATTGATGCAACATTGTCAATAATGGAGATTACGTAAGATGGCTTATATTGGGAAAGACCCTGCTGAAGCATACCAGAGTTTTGTTAAACAAGACTTTAGTGTAAGTGCAACTACATCTTACACACTTAGCCAAGCAGTAAATAATCAAAACGAAATAGCTTTATTTATAAATCATGTTCGTCAAGAACCTACTACAGCATACACTGCTAGTGGTACTTCACTTACATTAACATCTGCTACTGCTAGTGGTGATGATATGTATTGCGTATATCTTGGAATGGCTAAACAAACTGTTAATCCATCAGATGGTTCTGTTGGAGCTTCACAATTAGCAAGTGATGCTGTAACTGCTGCAAAACTTAATGATGATATTATATCTGGCACAACTGCTTTAGCATCTGAACCAGATGATACTGATGAGTTTTTAGTAAGTGATGCTGGAACTTTAAAAAGAATAGACTATTCATTAATTAAAGGTGGTGGAATTACAGAAGCCGATATGTGGAATAAAAGAGATAGCGACCAATCTATTTCTGGAGATACTACTACAACAGTTACTGGTTGGACTAGAGTTACTGGAACTGCATTTGGCAAATTAGGAACTGGATTATCTTACAATTCAAGTGATGGAGTATTTTCTTTTCCATCAACAGGATATTATTTAATAGGTTGTAGTCTCACTTTTAGAGATAATGCAAATAATTCGTATATGAGTAATCAAATTCACACAACTACAAATAATTCAAGTTATGGTGTAGTTGCTATGGCAACTCAATTTCAAACAGCAGATGGAAGTACAAATTTATTTACATCAGCTTACACCCAATATTTATTAGATGTAACTGATACTGCAAATGTAAAATTTAAAATAAGAGTTTTTGGACAAAGTGCTTTTGATGTTGATGTTGATACCGATAGAGCATCTTGTTTTATTACATCAGTAAGATTAGGAGATACATAAAATGGCAATAACAAAATTACAAGCAGAAGCATTAAACTTAGCAGACACTTATGCATTTACAGGAACTGTAACTGGTGCTGGTGGTGTTAATACTCCATCAGTATCAGCTTATATGAATGCACAACAAACAGTATCAGATGGTGCTTTTACAAAAGTACAATACAACACGGAACTTTACGATACGGATTCAGCGTATGATCATAGCACAAATTATCGTTTTACTGTCCCATCTGGTAAAGCTGGTAAATATTTCATTCATGCAGAATTATATATGTTTGGAAATAACAACGATGAAGGTAATTCAGAAGTTGATATTTACTTAAATGGAAACAGAGTAAGAAGAAATCAAGTTTTTAAAAATAATACAACATCAAAAACTACTGGTGGTAATGTAAGTATAAGTGGAGTGCTTGATTTATCAGTCAGTGATTACATAGAAATATTTGGAAAACTTGATGTAGACAGTGGAACACCTACTTTTTATGGTGCGTCTGCTGCGGCTGATAGATGTAGCGTTTTAGAAATATTTAAATTAGTAGAATAGGATAAATTATTTTAAAATTAAGGAGGTACAAACTATGGCAAATCTTTCAACTAAAATTAAAATCTGGTGTGCTAACAATGGTGTAGCTGAAGTAGATTTTATGAAAGATGTTATGTTGCAAGACGATAGTGATGGCAAAGGTGCTTACATTAAGGAGTGGAATTTAGATATTGCACAACCTACTGACGCACAATTGGCAGCACAAGAATCAGCAGCTAACACAGAAGAAGCCAATAACAATGTAAGAGCTACAAGAAGAGCTGCTTATGGTGATATTGGAGATCAGTTGGATGAGATCTATAAAGATATTGATGCTTGGAAAGCAAGAATCAAATCTATTAAAGATTCTAATCCAAAACAATAATAAGGAGATAAATGGCGTATATTGGGAAGAAACCTTTACAGGGTAATTACCAGAAGTTATCAGATATATCTGGTAGTTTTAATGGTTCTACAACTGGATTTACTTTATCTTCAGGAGGAGTAAACGTTTCTCCTGAAAGTGAACAATCATGTATTATTTCGATTTCAGGAGTAATACAAGAGCCAGGTTCTGCTTATACTATTTCTGGTAGCACCATTACTTTTACTGGCGCACCTGCTAGTTCAGATACATTCTTTGGAGTTGTATTAGGTGATACTATGGACATTGGTACACCTTCGGACTCGACTGTGTCAGCATCTAGTTTAGCATCTTCTTTTTTTGTAAAGAATAGTCAAACATTAACTGGAGTATCTACAAGTGCATCTGAAAATGCATTACTTGTAGGACCTGTTACTGTATCAGGAACAGTAACTATAACTTCAGGAACAACATTGGTAATAGTATAATGAGTAAATTAGAAGCAAACACAATAGCACCAAGCACAGGCACAACTCTTACATTAGGAGAAAGTGGAGATACAGTTAATTTAGGATCTGGAGTTTCATCTGGTTTTGGAAAAGTTTTACAAGTAGTTTCTACAACAAAAACTGATACTTTTCAAACTAGCAGCAGTAGTTTTACAGATGTAACAGGATTGTCTGTTTCGATTACACCATCATCAACATCAAGTAAGATTTTAGTGTTTTGCACAGGAATTTATGGAAAAACAACAAGTGATAATTTTCACCATAGACTTGTTAGAGATAGTACAGCTATTTTAACAAATATATTAGATCCAGGAACAGACACTAATCAAACAGGTGTTTTTTGTGTTCATCTTTTAGACTCACCATCTTCAACATCTGCTTTAACTTATAAAATGCAAATTAAAAATGATGGAACTAATCCAGTAAACATAAATAGAAATAACGCTAATTCAACTGATAGAGGTGACAGTACAATTACTGTTGCAGAAATAGGAGCATAAGATGGCAGACGGAACATTAAAAGTAGGAACAATAACAACTAGCTCTGGCTCTGGTACTATTACACTTGGTCAATCTGGAGAAACTGTTGCTTTAGGATCTGGTGCAAGTTTATCTGGTATTGGAATTTCAGAAGCAGATCTTTTTATGTTGACTAGCGATTTATCTTTATCAGCAAATACTGCAACAACTTTAACTGGTCTTGCTAGACCATCATCAGGTAATTATTCCTCTGTATTTGGTAGAATAGGAACAGGCTTATCTATGTCATCTGGAGTTCTTAGTTTTACAAATACTGGAATTTATAGAGTAGAATTTTATTCAACATTTCAGAACAGCGGTGCTTCAAATCCTAGATATTGTCAAAATTATATTAATTATTCTACCGATAGTGGAGGTAGTTATAACTTAATAGGTTTAGGCTCAAGTAGTATTAGCGAAATATCTAGTGGAGGAACATTTGGTAATACTTTTGCTAGTGTTCATGTTGATGTTACAAACACCACAACACACAGGATGCAATTTCAAGCGGTATCAGAAGAAGCTTCTTCTTTAAGATCTAACGCAAATTATTCAAGAACTTATGTTGCAGTAATAAGATTAGGAGATACATAGGATAAATTATGACAAGTATAATAAAAGTAAATACAATTCAAGACGCTGGCGGAAACGCATTACTAACATCAAATGGTAGTGGAACATTAACGACTAATAATATTGGGGAAAGTAATAAACCATACATGAGAGCTTATATGAGTGGTTCTCCAAGTATTGCAGCAGATACTGTTACAGTTATTCCATATAATGTATCAGATTATAATGTAGGAGGTGGAACTTATGATACCTCTAATTATCGTTATACACCAGGAGTTGCTGGAACTTACTTAATTATTGCAGTTTCAAAATTAAAATATGCTGTTAGTGCTGGACAAAGGATGGAAATGAGAGTTCATAAAAATGGAACTCAAATTATGCATTGGTCTAACAGAGCTGGTGGAGATTTAACAAGTACAACAAGTGCTTTTTTTGTAGGAACAACACAGTTAAATTCTACTGATTATATTGATATGAGAGGTTATAATTCATCTGGAGCTACAAGAAGTTATGATACTGGAACAGAAGTAGCATTTTTTGAAGTAATTTTAATAGCTAAAACATAAAATTAAGGAAAACAAACTATGGCATTAACAAGAATATCAAATCAATCATTAACAAGTGTAACAGCTCTACCAGCAGCTATTTCTACTGGTAAGGTTTTGCAAGCAGTAACAGCTACACATTCAACAGCAGTTACCGTTACTGGAACTACTTTTACATCTTCTGGATTAACAGCGTCTATAACTCCAGCATCTACATCAAATAAAATTTTGATACTTACTACTTCACCAATTCAAACCTTTGGAGATGGATCAAGTTCATCTGGCAGAACTGGAAAAATAACTTTGCGTAGAGGAGGTGCTACAGATACAGAATTAACGACAATGGAAATTGGAATAAATGCTAGAACTGCTGATACAAGTACACTTCCAAGACCCTATAATATTGTTACTTTTAGTTTTTTAGATAGTCCAAACACAACTAGCTCACAAACTTATACAGTTGGTATAAGAGGAGATGGTGCTTGTGATATTACAGCACAAGGAGGTGACAGAACAAGTTCAATAACATTATTGGAGGTAGCTGCATAATGGATAAAAGTATTAAAATTGCAAGAGCAATAAAAAAAATAAATCCTAATGCTAATGCTAAAATTATAGCTGAGGATATAAACCAAATAACTTGGTTAGGTGGAACAACACCTATTTCTAAAGCTGACATACAAGCTAAGATGGATGAAATAGATAATGAGCCAAAACAATCTCAATATGCAGAACAAAGAAGAAATGCTTATCCACCAATAGGAGATCAATTGGATATGCTATGGCACTCAATAGATCAAAATCCAGAACTTAAACAAAAATACTTTAATTTTTATGAAGCTATAAAACAAGTTAAAGTTAAATATCCTAAGAATGGCTAACAGTTATAAATATAAAGGTGCAGCAATAGCATCTACCTCGCAGACATCAATACTTACTGCTGGAACAGATGAAACTATAATTATAAAATCTATTATAGTTACTAACAATACAGCTAATACACCTACAGTTTCTTTGGATATTACAGATAGTTCAGCATCAGCAACATACAAAATATTAAATACAAAAGCTTTATCTGCTAATAATTCAGTTGAAATATTATCAGCTCCACTTATACTGGAAGCATCAGATATTTTAAAAGCTACAATTAGCTCTACTGATTCTATACATATAAATTTGAGTTATTTAATTATTACGTGATTGAACTTGTTAGAATACCAACAGAAAATGTTAAAAGTATATGGGATATGGTATCTAACAATATTGCAGATGCACTAGCCAGATCTAATGGATATGCTAGAGCAGAACATATTAAAAAATGGATCTTAGATAATAAGATGCAATTATGGATCCTTTGGGATTCTAAAGATAAAAAGTATTATGGAGTAGTCGTTACAGAAATAATACAAAGACCATTACAGCGATGTCTAAATATTAAAATCATGACTGGTAGTCATCGTGAAAAATGGCAACATTTAATAAAACACATAGAAGATTTTGCCTGGCAAAACAAATGTGATTTATTAGAGTTAGTAGCTAGAACTGGTTGGAAGCGTGTGCTTAAACCATTTGGTTATAAAGAAAGTCATGTATTATTAGAAAAGAAAAAGGAGAAATAAATATGTCATTTGGAGGAGGAGGAGAAGGTAGTGCAACAACAACTACACAACCCTACGCACCAGCAGAACCTGCATTAAATCAGATTTTATCTGAAGCAGGAACAATATATAATCAAGGACCAATGAGTGCTGGTTATGTACCACCATCATCTCAAACATTACAAGGTTTATCTACAGCAGAAACTATAGCTAATGCTGCTAACCAACAAATATTAGGAACTATACAAGGACAGTATACCAATCCTTTCTTATCTCCTTTGATTGCACAAGCTGGTCAAGATATATATTCTAATGTTGCTGGACAGTTTTCAGGTGCAGGTAGAACACCAACAAGTATGGGTGCTCAATCTGCTGTTATAGGACAAGTAGCTGACAAAGCGTTACCTTTAGCATTTCAACAATTAGAAAGAGAAAGAAATAGACAATTACAAACAGCAAGAGCTGTACCAAGTTTAACAGCTGTAGG